GCGTCGCCAACGACACGCTCACCACCACGGCGCACCGACGAAGCAGAGGCGCCCGCCCGGAGCAATCCGAGCGGGCGCCTCACCCTGCCCCTTGACAAGAACACACTCCATATCAGTTGAGGCAGAACTTTCCTGCGTGGGTCTGTGACCTGCACGTTTGACCCTGACTAGCCGTCTGACCTGCGACTACTACTCTTGGTGTATCCCGTTAGTTGGCATCGTTTCTCAACCTGCTGTGCCCGCTGTGTGCCCCCGTCCACTGTGGACAGACGACGAGACCCCCGGAGTCGTGACCCCGGCTCCGAGGGTCTCGCCGCACGCCGCAGCTTAGGCGCTTCGGCGCCGGTAGGTGTTCAACGTTGCGAGTTCCGGCAGCGTCCACCCCTCGCCGTACCGCACTGACCGGGCGCCTGCCGTCTCCGCGAGGAAGTTGCTCGGGTTCCGGTACATCCGCCCGGCCAGGGTCAGGACCACGGCGGCCAGGTCATCACCAGGTGCTCCGGTGACAATGTTGAAACCCTCACCTCGGGTGTAGGTGCGCACGACGTCGGTGGCGACCTTCAGGGCCAGCGTGGCGGTCGCGGTGTCGAGGTCGGTCTGTAAATGCGAGGCGAGGTCGGTCACCGTGTAGGCGGCCACCGGACTAGACGGTGATGCCGGTCAGGGTGACGATTGCCTGGGCGTTCATCGGCGCAGCGTCGTACCTGGCCACGACTCTGATTGCCTGTTGGTCGTAGTTGCCAAAGGTCTGGTCGAGGATCTTCACCGACGGAGCCAGGTCTCTTGCCACCGCGATCTGGGAGAAGTCCACCAGCGCGGCCCGCCCTGTCGGCGGCGTGGCCGTGGTGTTCGGGACCCGGTTCGTCACCGTGACGCCGTGACCGAGTAGCCGGTACGCGCCGCCCTCGGTCGCGTCGGGCTGGACGATGTACCTGCCGCTGGTGTCCTTGACCTGGCGCAGCCGCACGAAGTCCCGCGAGGTCAGCAGCCAACGCACCCGGCTGGTGTCCACGTTCGCGGCCAACAGCAGGCCTTCGGCGTCGAGCATCTTGTCCAGGGTCAGGGCGCCGCCGACGGCGAGGGTCTGCGTGCCGGTGTAGGAGAAGATGCCCTTGGGGGTGGTGATGCCGTCACCGGATGCGCTGAAGAACTGGGCATCCAACTTCGCCGCAACATCGCGGACGAGGCGGTCACGCAACGCTTGGTCGAGGGCGATCACGGACTGCCGCGCGAGTTCGTTGCTGAACCTCGTCAACACCTTGACCGACTTCATCGTCGAGGGCAGCAGCGTCACCTCGTCGAAGTCGACGTCGCGTTCGGGGATGAGTTCGTTTTCGCCCGTCCAGCCGGGATCGGTGACCGGCCCGCCCAGCTTCGGGATCCGGACCGGGCCGGCGGAGTCGAAGATGCGCGGGCCGGAGGCGAGGAACGCCGACGCTGCCTCCAGCGGCTGCACCAGGATGCGCTGAACTTGCGCCTGCGTCAGCTCCGGTGCGGAAGTTGTTGATACGGCCACGGTGGGCTCCTGACGTGAAAGTCCCACTTAGGGGACGGGAGTTGGGTTCACGTCGAGCGCCGGGCTCGCATACGTGCGGGCGGCCACCAGGGCCATGTTCAGCATACCCCGGCGGGGTGTCGGTCTGCTCCGGCGCGAGGACGGTGATGCACGATCGCCATCGCCTCAGCGTTGGTCATCGCGTCTTGCCGCCGCTACTCGGGTGATCGCCTGGTGGAGATCGTCCCGTGCGAACTGTCAGCGCGCCTGATGACACCGTCGCACACGGTGCGGTTCGGGGCGCAGATCCAGTCAAGGGCATCCTCGGCGGAACCGCCGAATCCGGCCAGGCACATCGGCTACCTGACCAAATACCTCACAAAGGACGTCGCCCGCGCCGCCGCCTGACTCATCCCGCAGGAGCCCTGGGGCCACAGCACAACGGCCGGGGTTTCGCGCTCGTCGACCCATCGTCAAGCGCTGTCCGGAGCGGTAGCGTCTGATGCCCCACGAAGAAGGAGGGCCGAGCGATGGCGACCAAGCCAGACCAGGTGATCGTCGAGTTCACGAAATACTTCAACGCGGGTAACACCGAGGCTCTTCTGTCGATGTACGAGGACGGCGCGCTTCTCCTGCTGGAGCCGACTTCGACCCCCGAGGAGTGTCGAGACCTGCGCAGCGTCGTTCAGACCTACCTGGACATGAAGGGAACGATCACCATCGAGGCGTCCTCCGCGCTGGTCGTTGGTGATTTGGCGTTGACGCACAGCCGGTGGCGGTTTGAGGTTCCGGGCGAGGAGCCGCTGGTGGCTGTCTCCGCCGAGGTTGCTCGGCGGCAGTCGGACGGAACGTGGAAGTACGTCATCGACAACCCGTACTCCGGAGATATCCTCGCCTGACGGACGGACCCAGTCGTACTCGGACCTGTCTTCGGATGCGACGTACGCCGATTTGCTATCCGGCGCGTGCCCTGAGAATCCCGGCGAGGTCCACGGTGTCCGCCGATCCGGTGGCGCCTTGGCCGATGTCACCGGAGGGTCGGCGGGATGCCAGGTGCGGCTTTGCGGCGAGCAGTTGGTCTATGGCGGCGTCGAGGATGGACACGTCTTCGAGGTGGTTCTCGTCGAACGGCAGGTCTGACGGGTCGGCAAGGCGGTTGGTTGCGCGGACCAACTCCAGGTGCAGCCGTTGGCTCATGTCGTCGGCCTGGCCGGCTCGGGTCCGATACCGGGCGTTCTCCCGGCGCAGTTCCTCAACGACGGACCGGGGGAAGGTGTCCGGCTCGTCTGCGTCCTCCGCTGGCGCTTCGGGGGTGTCCGTGGTCGGGGATTCCGGTTCTGTGGTCTCTGCGTCGCTCTCAGCGGGTTCCCTTACGCGACGGTCGGTGGTGCCTGTATCCGGGCGCGGGGTGGTCATTGGGTTCTCCTAGTCGATGGGTTGCTGCGTGCATCCGCAGCCTCTGTGGTGGTACATGTCTGCCGATGCGGGGAGCACCGGGCCGGCTAGGTCCTGACACAGCTCGCAGGCGCCACCGTTGAGTACCCGCGTCCAGCCGCTGACCCCGTGCTGGCGAATCCCAGCCGCGTAGGCGTCCTGTGCGGATGCGAGGGCCTCAGCGCGTCCCAGGACGGCGACGGCGGCCACAGCGTCCACCCGGTAGGACTGCCCGTGCAGGGTGTCTGTGACGGCGGCACGGGCGGCCTCGGGCGCATCATCGGGCAGGGTCAGTCCGAGGGTCGGGACCGGGAGTTGCCGTTGCACCGACAAGGATGCGGCCAACGCCAGGTCGGCGAGGGCTGCGCCTTGCGCGCCGGCCCGGATGAGTGCGGCAGTGGCGAGGGCGACGAACTGCGCCTCGGTGATCTCCCCCGTCTCGTACCGGCCGTGCAGGGCGAGCACGGTGGTCTCGGTCGCCGACGCAAACGCGGCCAGCGTCTCCGTGTAGGTGGTCATGGGATCAGCGCTGCGAGGTCGACCCCGGAGGCGTCGAGTGCTTCACCGCGGCGTGCAGCGCGGATGCGTTCGATCTGTGCCGGGGTGTAGCCGAGCAGGTCCGCGAGCAGGGTCTCCAACGGCACGCCGATCCCCGCGAGCTTGGCAGCCGCGTCGGCGGCTTGTGCCGGGGTGCGGGTCTCGGGGTTGGCCCAGACGGTGGCGACGTCCACTGTGGACGGGTCCACTCCGTCCCGCACTGCCACGATCAGGCGGGCGACGTCGTCCCAGGACTGGCCGAAGGTCCGCTGGCGTTCGTAGGAGCGGGCCACCAGGGACGCTTCAGCCGAGCGGATCGCGTCAGCACTGGCGGGCTGGTCACCGTGCAAACCCAAGTAGTGCGGCGGCAGACCGGACAGGGCACCGATCTCCTGCGTCAACGTGGCGATCAGGTCGCCGTACCCGTCCAACCTGGCGGGGTCGAACTGGCCGAACTTGGTTTCCGGTGCCTCGGATTGCCATACCCGGTCCTGCTCTGAAGTAAAGGGATTGACCGGGTTCCCGGCCTCGTCCTCGACGATCTCCAGGCCGGTGACCCAGCGGCGCGGCCGGGCGTAATACTCCGAGGTCACGAGGGCGTCGGTGTGCAGTTTCGTGATCGCGTCGGCCAGGTCGAGCAGGTCGGCCATCTCGGATACGCCGTCGAGGTCGAGCAGGCGGCCACGGTTCACGATCGGCACGACGGGGACGACGCCGAGCGGATTGTTCAGGGTCTCGGCGACGGTCCAGCCGGTGACCGTGGGCGGCAGGCTCCCACCCTCGGGGATGAACGCGGCCGAGGTGTAGCGGGTGATCCTGTCGGGTTCGTAGACCACGGCGTGCGCCCGGTTGTTCGCGGTCCACCGTTTGACCGCAGCCGTGACGTCTCGGGTCGCCGGGTCCCGGATCACCGCTACCTGACGGGCCGACTCGACGGTGACCCGAGGAACGTCAGGGGCTCGCCCGGCCCAGACGATGACGAACGACCGGCCGTAGACGAGGGCGTCGACGTGGGCCTGAGCGGATGCGTCGACCATCCGGTTAGCGGTCCAGACCTTCCAGAGCGCGTCGTCGCCGGGATCGTCGGGGGCGGTGCGGAATCCGGTCACCTGCAGCCGTTCGGCCAGTGACCGGACTGCCAGCGCCGGATAGTTGACGGTCAGGGACCGGAGCCGGTTCTGCAGGGCTTCCTGAGCCGTTGGACTGAGGAACGCGGCCGGTTGCGTGCCGGTCCAGTAGGTGTCCAACCGGGACAAGGCCGGCGCGGTTTCGTCCAGCTTGCGGCCCAACACGGTCAGAATGTCAGCGCTCATTGGAAGCTCACTACTCGTCTCTTGGGTCTGCTCCGGTTGGCGTGCCAGGCGGCACGGTCATAGGCGACGATCGCGGCGACGGCGGCGTCGATCTTGCGGGGTGAGTTCCGTTTGTCCTTGACCACGAGATCGCCGAGGGTCGTGGCCTTGGCGACACAGTTGGCGACGTGCCCGGCGAGGCGAGGGTCGCCGTCGTGGGTCAACGTCTGCCCGGTGACGGCGGCGAACATCCTGTCTGTTGCGGGGGCCATCCGCTGCGCGGCGGCGGTGTTCCACTCCAAGACCCGCTTCTCACCGTGGCGTTTGCCCCAGGTCTCAATCTCCGAGCGCCAGCCCCACGGGTCGGCGGCCAACTCGGCGACGTCGTACACGTCGAACGCGGAGTCGACTGCCGCGTCGACCTCATGCCGGGGGACACGCCAGCGGGGGTCGCCCTCGTTCTGCCACAGCCCGACCACGAACAGATGCCCGTCCATCGTGCAGCCGATCAGCGCCGTACTGTCACCGGACGCGCTGCCGTCGAAGGACACGACGATGCGCTCACCGGGCAGCACGATCCGGTCAGGTGCGGCGCATTCCTGCCAGGCTCCCCACGGCAGCCAGCCATCTGACTGACCGACCCACTGACCGAGGCGGTAACGGCGGAACGCGACCTCGCGGGTTGTCCTCACCGTGGCCCGTAGCGCGTCCAAATGCAGGAAGTCACCGAGAGCCGGGTTCGCGGCCTTCCAGGCGGCCTCGTCTGCCAGGTCGCAGCCAGCCGGGGCGGCGTACTCCACCAGCACAAACGAACGATCCTCGGGGTTGTCGCGGCCGTACTCCACCAGCGGCCACATCACCGAGTCGAGCGTGTCGGCCGGCGTCGAGATACCCAGGCACAGCGACCGCTCATGCTTCCCGGCGGCCAGCGCCATCGCGTCCCACAAGTCAGGCTTGACCATGCCCAGCTCGTCGCAGAGAGCAAGCGTCGGCGCCCAGCCCTGCGCGGCCGCGACGTCGGCCGGGAGCGCGGTCAGCATGGAGTCCGTGTGCGGGACCATAAGCCGGTCAGCGAAGACCTGGGTCTGCTCGGCAAGACGCGGCTCCAGCTCGACCATGCGGCGGACCGTGCCCATCACCCGGCGTGCCTGCCGCTCGTCCGTGGCGACAACGACAACCTCCGCACCCTCGACGTCATCCGCGTACAACGCGTACGCGGCGAGCACGGCCGCGAGTTGCGACTTTCCGTTGCCCCGAGGAAGGCTCAGCAGACCTTGCCGGGGCCTCACACCGCGCATCGGATACAGCGCCTTCACGATGTCCAGCTGCCAGCGGCGCAGCCGGAACGGCTCCCTAGCGCCCGTGCCTCGCGGCACCTTCAGATACTCGCGGGCGAACGCATCGACCCGCTTCCAACCCGGTGCCGGCAGATCGGAGAAGTCCAGCGGCGCGGCCGTGATCGCGCTCTTAGGACCGGGACGATACGTCACCGATACCCCTGGGGGGTGTGAGTCCGAAAGTCTGCCTCACCAGCGGGTGTCGAGGGCGGCTCGTGAGGGTCCCTCCCCGTGGGTCGTGAGCTGCCGCGTCGGGTGTTGCACCGTCCACATAGGACGGTGACGTCTCGTAGGCGGATGACTTTGCCTGCTGCTTTGCGTGCCCATGCTTCCTCGGAGTGGTCGAGGGACAGGCTCTCCGTGGACCCGCACGACGTACACCACGGTTGAAGTCGGCGGGCTCGGCGGGACAGGGTGCGCCATGCAGTGTCGTAGCCGCGGGCCTCGGCGGTGGCCCGGTCACGGGTTGGGGTGTGCTCGGGGCAGCGGGTCGACGGCGACGGCTGGCCACACGACAGACACGGCTTGAGCGTCATCACCAGTCTTCCGATGGCGCGGGTATCGGCGCTTCCTCGTCGGCCGCCATCATCAGCGGCTCGTGTTCGGCCTCGGCCAGCGCCATGATCATGTCCTGCAGCGCGGTGAGCCCGGGCTCAGACTGCAGGCCGGGCTGCAGGACGACGCACAGTTGCGCGAGGGACAGCAGCAACTCGACCCAGCGCTGGGACTCCGCGGTCTCGGCCAAGACGGCGCAGACGCCGGGCGCGTCGTTCGCGGCGTAGTGACGGAGGAACGCGGCGGCACGGCGGCAGTCGCCGTAGTCGGCCAGCACCGGGGACATGGGCTCGGTCACAGCTCGTGCACCGAAACCAACTCGGCGAGCATGGCGTGGACGATTCGATCCTGCTCGTCGGCCAGTTGCAGCAAGGCGGCCTGCATCGCGGCGAACTCGGCGCGATCCCACAGTTCCTCGCAGGCCGGGAGCCTGAGGCGGGCGCGGAGTTCGGCGTCCACGTGGTCGGCGGGAAGGGCGGGGTCGAGCAGGTCGGACAGGTCGAGGTCGGTCATGGCGGTCTCCTGGTGGTTGGGGTCGGCGGTCATTCGCTGACCACCTGCAGTCGAGGTGAACCGTCGGCGTGAATGCGGTTGTGACACCAGGAGCACTCAGCGGCGTCGGCAGGGTTCGAGGTTCCGCAGGCGTAGCAGCGAGGGTCAGCGGGCTCCGCACTTTCGTAGTTGGTTTCTTCTACTACTGCCTGTCCTGTCCTGTCCTCAGAGGTCACGCCGGACGTCACGCGTTCCGTCACGCGTGACACGCTCAGGTCGTCTCCGTCCGGATCGTCGGCGCACTCACGGTCTCGCTGCCGCCGCTTCCGCTCCCGGGTGAAGGCACGGGACCTCTCCACCTGCTCGGCCGGCGTCTGGTACCTCAAGAAGTCCGGGACGTGATGGCCGTCGTCGTCGCACTCCCACAGTCCGGTGGTCGTCAGCTCGGCGGCCAGCTCGGGGCGCTTGCCATCCGGGTGCAGGAATCGCAGCGACCGCTCTGGCAACAGACCATCGGTGCCGTGGGTGACGCTCCACATCAAGCCGTTCACGTAGACCCGGAAGGCGTCGGAGGACAGCGCGTCCAGGGTCGGACTGGTCAGGAAGTGCTCAGGCAATCGGGTGTCGGTCACCGCACGGCCTCCACGAGGTCGACGCGGCGGCCCTGTGCTCCCTCGATGACGGCAAGAACGTCGTCAAGGTGGGTGAGCGGGCAGCACCAGGTGCGGCGTTTCGCGCAGAACATCCGGGGTGAGTCCGCGAGTCGCAACGCCTCGGTCACTCCCGGCCCGAACAGCCAGGCGGTGTGCTTGCCCAGCTCGACCCGCACCGGCTGCCGGCGGTTCCTGGCGGTCACGAGGTCGCCAGCCCGAGACGACGTGCGTGCATCCGGGCACGGGCGGCCCGGTGCGGTTCGCCTCTCCGGTCGCACAACTGCGCGTAACTCGCCGAGTTGGCCCGAGCGCGGACCTGGCGGCTGCATTCGGCCCACATCGCCTGGTCGGCTGCCTCGATCTCGGCGCGGTGCAGCTCGTAGCCGGCCGCGCACCCATCGGTGTACCCACGGAGGTAGGCACGCCAGAAGGTGTCGGAGCAAGTCACGAGGTGCGCGGTGGACATCAGGCGGCGGGCCTCGGCTGGTCGAACCGCGCCTCGATCCACGCCTCGACGTCAGCGCGGCGATAACGGGTGTGCTTGCCGAAGCGGGCGGCACGTGGAGCGGTGCCCTTGGAGTTCCAGACATATACGGTCTTCATCGGTACGCCCAGCTCGGCAGCCAGCGTCTCGACGCTGAGCCACTCGTGTCCTGACTCCATGAGTCCTCCCCATCTCCGGTGCTTCCTGTTGACAGCATGGACCAGGACCGTGCATGGTGTCCTTGAACACCCGCTGCCGATTGGAGACCAGGTGCGTATCCGGAGACGGTTGACGCTCGACATCGGCTACGTGGAGTGGGACGGAGCCGGACCAGAGGCCCGCGTCGGCAACCGATATCTACCGGCGGAACTGTTCGTCGACTTCCCATCCGACGCTCGCGGTCCAGCCCTGCGGATGCGGCTGGCCGTCGTGGACGGCGTGCCGCAGTGCCGCGAAATCACCATCCAGAGCAAAGAGCAAGGCCGCGAGGTCCGAACCGGTGACCTTCGGGCGATCCCGCTAGAGAAATGGATTGAGGATCTGTTCGCGGCGGTAGCCGGCCGCGTCGTCGAGGAGAACGACGGCGTGGTGACGGTTGTCGAGGAGCGCAGCCCATCCCGCCTCGCGGAGGCGGCGAAGGTCGTTCAGCGGGCGCGCTCGGCATCGCGACAGGTCATCACCGAGGAGACGATCCGGGAGGTAGCGCGCGTGTACCGGGCGAACGCGACCCGTCGCCCGACGCAGGCTGTCGCTCAGGCGTTCGGGGTGCAGCACCGTACGGCGTCCAAGTACGTCCGACGCGCTCGTGACTTGGGGCTGCTCCCTGAGACCACAGCGGGAAAGGTGACCATCTGATGGCCTCTGTAGACAAGCTCGGTACGGGCCGGTGGCAGGCTCGCTGGCGCGACCCAGCCGGCGCGCAGCGCAAGCGGTCGTTCGTGAAGAAGTCGGACGCGACGCGGTTCCTGACCACGGTCGAGCACAACATCCTGACCGGGGCCTACGTCGATCCTGCCGCCGGTCGGCGAACGTTCCGGGAGTACGGCGAGGGATGGCGGACGGGGCAGCCGCACCGGCCGGGGACGGCTGTGGCGGTCGAGCAGCACCTTCGTGTCCACGCCTACCCGGTGCTCGGGTCCCGTCCGATCGCAGGCATTCGACCGAGCGAGGTCCAGGCATGGGCC